GACACCTGGCAAGTCGATGTAATCGTAACCAGCGGCTAACTTCATCTTGTCGGCTAGAGTAAAGCGGGCGTATGGGTACATACCACGCAAAACAGAGGCCTGAAACTTCCTTGCGCGTATGGCGAGGGGACCACGTCCCGGAAGATCGCCATGACACACTCCAGAGGCTCTGAGTAACACTCCCAAATTGAGCAGGGGGTGCAGCTCACCTTGTTCATCATAAACGGGTGAATGTTTCAAAAACTGAATGTCTTCAATACAAGACAACTCGTCGACACCGGTCACTATATAACCGACCTTCTCCGCTGCCGCTGTGATGTTTGCAGGGCTGAAGGTGGTCAAAGTAGAGACGGAGTGCGCGATCATGAAGTTGGCCAAGTTGTTGATGGCGGTCGTAATCGTGCTACCAGAATACAACATTGGGCGCTTTGGACGCAACTTAACAAACATATTTTTGTCTTGCGTGGAGACAATTTTAAGAGGTGAACGACATTGATCAATAAGACGCTGAATCTCGGGTTGTTGCCACACCGGGAAAAGCGCCTTAAGTGCATAGAACAGTGAGGCTGAATGCGAAGCGTCACATGAGCTAATATCAAAGTTGAATCTCTTGACCCCTGACGGTGTGTGCACTGCAAAACACGCATCGTCGGAAAAAAGAACGTAGAAGAATCGAGTCGAGGGTTTCTCAAGCTCTTTAAAAACATAACGCATAGTCACGGGGTCGGGGGACTTGCAAAAGTAAATGAGGCCGCCATTGTGTGAAACCGGCTCCGCGGCTTGACACTGTTTAAGCAACTCCATGTAACGAAAGCCAAGTAAGGAGGCGGGCGTCTTCATGTCAACAATCATACGCGGCTTTTTCCCAGCTTTAGCCCATTCTTCACGCTTCATCTTCCACCTAGCAGACGACATCCACAAGTGCGCAGGGTCGCCAAGCCACCCGCGATCAACAAGGTCGCGATAGGCTGCGAGCCGCAAAGCTTTCTTCTGGTGAGGGTCAGCGTGATGCGCCGTCGCCTCGTCGCTGCATGACTCAAGAGGCTCAAGGAAGTGAAAGTATTTCTGTTGCAAACGCTTAAGAAATGGGAGAAAATCGTTACCGA